TACTTGTATGTGTATCGTCTGTGATCAGATAAGGCAATGTCAGCTCTGAGCATTCAATAGCTGTATTAAGGAACTGACTACGGGCACCCGAGAGGCGGTCATATGTCTCCCGTGCATTAGCCCTTGACATTTAGTCCTCCATTCTTAGACGCTGTTGGTACGTTCAGTGGGATTCGTAGTGACTCAACTCCTCCTGTTTTTTCGCCTGGTTTTGTAGGCTTCTTTTTTGAACCGTATTGAACGATTGGTTTTGTTTCTTTTTCAGCAGGCTTAGGTTGTTTTAGTGGTTTAGGTGGTGGTGGTGCGGGAGGTGTTGGCGGTACTGCAATTGGCTTTGGAGCCTTTGGAGGCTTCGGTCTGTTAAAGCACATCTTCTTCTTTGGTAATACGGTTTACAAGCCATTCCACAACTGACCGTTGGCCAGACCGATAGAAGATCTCGCTTTCAGTCCATGATGGTGTGGGATTAATTGGTGGAAATAATTCATCCACTTCTTTCACTACCTGTTCTAGGTTTGGTCCGAGTATTCCTTCAAGCATATTGGGGGAGGTTTTCATTACTGTGTTCAAAGAAAGCTAACATTCTTGCTGATTTTGTATATGAAAGCTCTGGGGCTTTACCTTGATACATCAGCTGATCACTTGCACGTAGCCAAAAACTTTTATCTAGTTTTTTATTTTCTGTATTGACGCCTAGTGGCTGCATCACCCAGTTGATTGTTGCTTTACGCAATTTATCTAACGAAGCTGATGGCTCTAGATTCAGCTCTTTACATACGATCGAGTTCGATGCGACATGGACCTGTTCGTCTCTGCTGATGTCGGCAGATACTGTGCGCATTCCAGCGTCACCATGAGCGCGTAGAAAGGGTAATAGAACAAAGAAAATTGCACGCTCGGCAACCATTGCTTTGAGGATCGTGTGATCAGGATGCGAAGTCCACGCTTCTCTGAGAAGGTGTGCTTCTCTCTCAGCCTTTTCATCAACGCCGTAAGCATCGGCGATGTAAGACAAAGCCAAGTCGTGGTTTTCTTCATCCTTGACATTCGATAGGAGTAACTCCCTCGCCATGTCTGGAACGTCATTATTGAGGGCATCAGTTATAAAATCTCCCACAGGTAGTTCCATATGTCGCAGCGCAATTACACGGCGCAGGGTCTCCTGGCTTCCATCCGTGACTGTACCTGCAGTTGTCTGTACTGGTGTCCATTTTCTTTTTCTGTTTAGTAGCTTCTGATAAGGGTTCATTCTGCGCAATCACATTGAGGTTCATTGTTTATAAGTTTGTCCAAATAATCTTCGATATCCGCATCCTCTAAGGCTGCATAGGCATCTGATTTATCCTGAACACTTCCCATCACTTGAAGGGAATAGTAAAGGGAGGTCTGCGGTGATTGCAGCCACTTCTCAATAAACTCTTCGTTATAAGTTACTTGGTCACTCCAAGAATTATACGAATAGCCATGTGAAAGTCCCGTGCGTTGGAGAAGCTTCATGATGCCGTTAGCGACCTCAGTGAATACTTCAAACCCAACTTCTGAAGCGATCTCTACGTCGCCATATTCATACGTCTGCACACCGAATGTGCCACTGTCTCTATCTACTGAACGTGCAATAGGTGGAGCAATCTCTGGGCAGCAGGTATTGCCATCTAGATCAGTGCTTCGATAAGAGCAAGATGCTGTAGGAGCAATTGCAAAAGCACGTACCATGTTGTTTTGACGAGCTACCTGTGCGGCTTGACGGATTCCTCCGTCTAGCTGAGTTACTAATTCAAAAGCTGCACCATGATTAATCAGTCCGTTGGTGTAGTCCGTTAGAGCCTCTCCAAAGGACTTGTAAGAGATTCCGCAACGCTTGAGTAGGTTTGCTAGTCCAAGCATTCCAAGGCCCACCTGACGGTCAATAAGGCTTGGTAGGTATTCACCTGTATCTCCTACGCCCGTTTTACCGTGTAATGCACACAGCTCTTGCATGCCTTCAACGAAAGCTCTAGGGATGTCGTTGAATTCACAGGCTCCCAAATTCACGTGCTGAAGTAAACAACTGCCACGACTAGGTAAATATACTTCGAGGCACACATTACCAAAAATTCTTTCCCCTATTTCGTCGTATCTGACTTTATTCAGCCAGACATCTCCTTTCTTGATAGCAAGTAAAAGTTCTTCCTTGAACGTACAACTCTGCCACCACTCTTCAGTAATGTTGATGCATCGTTTGACCCAAGGTAGTTCGGATCTGTCGCAAGTAATAAACTCAAGGGCATCATCATGCTCCAAATCACAATGCAAAACAATTGCACCATTCTTGAATTTCCCGCCTCTGCGTATAGTTTCGTTGATTACTGAATATATTTTTCCAAATGAAACGATCCCACTTGCTGTTACGCCTGAAGGCCGTTCTGTTCCCTTTGGATCTAATCTAGATAGATGGATTGCACACCCTGCCCCATACCTCAGCGCATGTGCTGCGAATCTCCAGCTGGCGACAATTCCGTCCTCTCCATCTAATTCGTTATCAACTACCATGACGGTACAGCTGACGGGCAAGCGCCCTTTAGGATCATCGATCCAAGATTGAACCCGTCCTGTACGGGAAATTAAATTTGTCATAGGTTGCTTCTAAATATTAAAATGAAAACTTTTTTAAGAGTGACCCTGCGTTGATCATCAGGTTTTGTAGCGGATTGCTACTTTGCTTCTGTGGGATTGTTAGTTTATTCCTGTCAGAGGGTGAGCTTGTGGGCACAGTTAATTCACTGCGTGCTGGGGTTGGTTCTGTGTATGGCTTGTTAAACTCTTCTAATTCTTGAGCTCTTCGATTGCGTAATACACCACCGTTGTTATACATAGGTAGAGCCTTAGCTACTCCTGCAGCGTCACCAGATTTAATTGCTGCTGAGATCGTTCTCCAACCGTCTGAACTCAGAAAGTTTGGACCGGCATTGTAAGCAAAGGATTCTAATGCTGCCTGTTGGTTAGGGTTAAACATTGAGTAGTTCTTTGTAGCCCTCAGGGCTGCAACATGTTTAGTGACTTCTTGGTTATAGAGCTTGTCAGCTTCTTCCTTAGTAATTGTGTCTCCCATTCTTACTTCTCTCCCATCGGCATGGAATCGATTTCCCCAACCTATTGTTGGCAAGTCCTCTGTGTCTAGGTATGCTTTTGGACTAAACCTCCCGCTCTCTTCAAAGAACTTGATCATTTCGTCTCTTCGTTTGTCGTTAATCCCTACTTTGTAAGTTTTTGGCATTTGATATTCATAAATTAGTGACATTAATTAAATCGTCTAAATTTGGAGGCATGTAATTCGGCCCCTTTAGTACCTTTCCGTCTGCTCTATAGATAGGTTTACCATCTTCACCTAACTTAGACATATTAGATTTATGTACACGTCGCATTGCTTCGTCTAGATCCCATTCTTGAGATGCTGCAAATTGAAAGCAAACGTATACCAGATCAGCGAGTTCTTTTAGTTGACACTCTTCTGATTCAAGGTGATAGGCTTCATGAAATTCACTCCACTCTTCATCAATCAGTGCTTTCTGGACGCTCTTCGCTCCACTCCCAATCATCGATAGATTGTAAGCTGAACGGAATTCCTCCGCTTGGTCCATCAAGGTCTGGTGTGTTGTCAAGCTCATTTTGTAAGTAGTGGATTGCTTTTCTTAAGTCGTCTCTTTTGTTTCCTTTGAAACCTGCTCGGCATACATATTTGATTGCATTGCCTAAGTGGTAATCCAGAGCCTGGTCTCTAATAAAATCCCAGACTTCTATGTTTCCCCTTCTGTAATGTGCAGGTCCGATTGAATTGGATTGGGCCATTGTTTTACTAGGTTGGTTACGGTGTTGACTAGTGCAAAGTTCTGACGTTGTAAAGCCATGAACAACGTTACGATGTCCTTCTTGTCTGCTTTAGGTAGTAGATCTTCTAGTCGTCTAAGTTTGAATGACTGCTCCATTGTCAATTCGACTACTGGAGCTGGTGGGATTCCAGGGAATGATGCTTCTTGTTTGCCAGTCATATTCGTCTATGGTTAAAATTTTGGCTAGTTGTGCATTCATCAATGCATCTTCTTCTGTTAGCCCTTTGCTTTCAAACGTATCTACTACTGTCTGCCACGTATAACCGTGCTCCTCAAACAGCGTTACTGCTCTTTTGATTCCAATGCTTGGGCATCCTGAGTAGCCATCTGTTGAGTCACCGGCAAGTGATTGAATTAAATGCCAGTTAGTACCCTCTTCTTCAGTGATCTCTACGGTTTCATTGAAGTCATACAACCTTCCTGGGATCTGTCTGAGATCTTTGTCAGGACTGACGATGATATTGCCAGGATGTTTGGTTGCATAGATTCCCATACCGTCATCTGCTTCCAGTTCTGGCAGCTTGATTACTTCGTACTGGTTACCTAGTTCATTGATTACCCTTCGATAGCCGCAAGGCTTCTTACGGTTCCTGTGACCTTTGTATGCACTGTAGATCTGTTTCCTGAAGTTCTTTGAATCACTAAAGAACAAGATCATTTCAGGTACATCCCACATGAAGTGGTTCTTGATCTTTGTTAGTTCTCTAGT